AGGAGGAGTTGTTGGCGCCATTGCAGGAAGTGTTGCCGCTGGTGCTGCCATGGATGTTTTGATAGACAAAGCCAAGCAGGCTAGAGAGGCCGCTGAGTATGCTTTAGATGTTGGTGGTGGTAGAGGCAAAGGTCAAGGTGCCCCATCAGCGGCAGACCTAGGATTCCCAAATACACCAAGCACAGGTGATGCGGGAGGCGGCGGACGTGACGTTGATCAGTCTGCTAGAAAGAATGCCATACAAGGTGTCCGTGACGTCAATATTGAATTTGAAAAGCAACAGCGTCTGAGAATTGCCGCACTAGACTACCAAACAAGTATGGTTGGTAAGACAGAAGAAGAAAAGCAGTTGACAGAAGGACAGAGAGAATTATATTTAGACTATGTCAATACTTTTGAACAATTAGAAAAACGTAGGCAAAGTTTAGGCAAGGATGAACTATATCTTGGTGGTGAAATTGTAAAACAACAACAAGAATTATACAGAATCTATATAAACAAACATGTTCAATTAGAAGACAGCATCACTGCTCAACAGACTGCTAACTTGCTTGAGAAGGATAGACTTAACACTCTTGAGAATATCACCAAAGCCATTGACCATCAAGTTGCCCAGCAAGAAGCATTGGCTGAAATCTTAAGAGGTGCTAATGAACAAGTGGCAGCAGTAAGGTCTGAAACGCCAGCAAGTCTACTTGTTGGATTAAACAGTATAGAACGTAAGATGGTAGACATAGATGCTGCCGCCAAGAAGGCAGCACAAGAAGCAGCCAAGGCATTCGCAGAGAAGTTTGGTGAAATCAATACCACAGCAGATGCACAAGCATTTGCAGATGGGTTAGAAAAGATAGCCAAGTCTTACAGAGGTGTTGCCACTGCACAGATTGAAGTTGCCAAAACTAACTATGACATCAGTCGCACTTTCTCAACAGGATGGACTGACGCATTTGCCAAGTATGCTGAAGACGCACAAGATGCCGCACAACAGGCAAGCACATATTTTGATAGATTTACAAAAGGATTTGAAGATGCTGTGGTTGCCTTGGTCACCAATGGCAAGTTTAGTTTTAAAGATTTTGCCAACTCTATTATCGCTGACTTTGCACGTATTCAAGCACGTAGGATGATAACCAGTTTTATGAGTGATGCAACGCCAGGCGGTAGTGTATTAGGCAGTTTATTCAACTATGGTAAGAGTTTATTTGGATTTGCCAACGGTGGTATGATGGCTGCTGGACAAGCAGGCATGGTTGGAGAGCGTGGTCCAGAATTGTTTATTCCTTCAACAGCGGGCAGAATCATTCCTAACAATCAAATTGCTCCACAGTCGCAGGTAATCAACAATGCTGTCACTTACCAAATACAGGCAGTAGATGCCGCGAGTTTCCGTCAATTAGTTGCCAGAGAACCAAGTTTCATCTATGCTGTCACAGAACAGGGCCGTAGAAGCCAACCATCTAGGAGAAATGCATAATGACCACAAGAGGAATGCAATACATAATTGACCATGCAAGTGCTATTGAGTTTGGCAGAGCCAAAACTGTGGGACAACTTGTCACACGTAGCGGACGCATGGCAACAGCAGAACGTGCCAGCACAGTTCCTTGGCAGTTGATTGTCACACCGCCCGCTTACAGCAAATATGAAGATGTGCGTGATGTCATTGAAGGTATCACAGTCACAGACCGTAATACAGCGTTTTTCATTGACTTTAATAACACCACCAACCTAAACTACATCACTGAATATCAAGGTGATTTAACATTGACACAACAAGATGATCTACGTGTTTCAACCAGCAGTGGATATCTTGGGCAGGGGACTTTCAGCATCCAAAGTATTGTCAATACACAATCTGCCACCACAGCAACCTTTGATTATATGAGATTGACTAACTTACCAAGCATTGGTAGCACTGGCACAAATGGTGCAATTACAACCAGCAGTGTGGTGTTCAAGGCAGGTGATTGGGTGCAGTTTAGAACAGAACAGGATCCACCTAACCAAACTGTGACCTATTCAGCCGCTCGTGGATTGGCTAGAACAGTGCCACTAGATGTATTGAGAGGCAGTGGAACCACTGTTGATGTTCCAGTGCATCGTCCATTTACGTTTTCAGGAACCAGCACCTATGCTACCAGTGGGCGAGCAGGTGCTGATATTGATATTGGACAATATGTGCGTATTGCATTCTTCCTAACTAAAATGCCAGCGTGGAAATTGTTGCCAGGAAAGTTAGTTCAATGGAGTGGTGACTTTGAAATGTATGAACGCATTGGAGGTTAAACATGGCAGCATATGACTCACAGAATATTCGCCATGGTATGCTCATTGACCTAAATGTCAATGGCACAGTTTATTATTTGAGTAATCTTTATTCAACACTAACTTATAACGGTAATGAATACCAGACCATGGGCAGTTTCTTGAACATCACAGAAATGCAAAATGATCTACGTGCTACCAACAATCAACTCAGTGTGGGATTAAGTGGCATTCCAGTTAGTGATGAAACACCTAACTTTCTTAACATTGTTCTAAACAGCAAGGTTAAAGGCAGTCGCATACAGATTTATCGTGTGTTCTTTAATGCCAATAGTTTCACAGTTATAGATGTCTATCAGAGATACAATGGTTATGTTAGTAACTACAGTCTAAGTGAAAACTGGGATCAAGAAAATAGATTAACCAGCAATTCAATCAGTCTTGCTTGTTCCAACGTCAATGCTATCATTGAACGTCAATATGCAGGTCGCAGAACAAATCCTGGTGATCAAGAAAAATGGTATCCAGGAGACACTGGAATGTATCGTGTTAAAAAATTAGCAGATACACAGTTTGACTTTGGTAAGAAAATTGATGCAGGAACTGCAGGAACTACCACAACACCTCCAGATACCAGTGGTGGCGGCTCCTTCCAGGGATATTAAAATGATTAAACAGATAAGCACTATGGTTGAAGCCAGAGATGCAATAAGATTACTGCAGGACTTTCTCAAGGAAACAGCCTACTCACAAAGCGTGGAGGCTGCTAATGACATTGAACATCTAGGCAAATTGGTATTCACTGTTATGAACAATGGATACATATGGATTTCATATGTTGATGAACTACCAGTTGGCATATTGATAGCCATTAAAGAAAAGAATTTATGGGCTCCTAAACACAGTGAATTGAGAGAATTAGTTTGGTTTGTTAAACAAGAACATCGCAAGAGTAGCATTGGTGGCAGGCTGTTTAAGACATTCTGCGACATGGGTAATACATTACTTGAACAGGATAAAATTGATGGTTATTTCACAACACGTATGACCACAACTGAAGACATTGATTTAGAGCGTAGAGGATTTAGGCTCACAGAAAAAACATATTTGAAGGAAAGAACATAATGCCAGCATTTACCTACGTCGCCAGTATTATTGTAGCAGAAATTATTGGTATTGCTGGTGCTGCCATTTTAGGCAGTGCTGGAGTTGCCTTTGTTACATCAGTTATTGCCCTAGGCTTAGCCACTGTTACCAGTCGTTTAATCAACGGAGCAGGTGGTGGTGCGGGTGGCACTGATCAAAATTCAAGTGTTAGAATTCAATTCCCACCCGCAACAAATAATAAAATTCCTATTGTCTATGGCAGTGCAAACACCAAAGGCGTTATCACTGATGCACGTTTAAGTTCAAGTGACGGTGTTACCAAAGACACCATGACCTATGTATTGGTTATCAGTGAAAAGACACAGACTGGGGTCTTCTCAGTTGGTGATATCTATTGGAACGATCAAAAGTTGGTTATGAAAACAGCGGCAGGCAGTGAGCACATTGTTGCCAGCAGTATTGACCAAAACGGATTTGGCACTACCAGCACTAACTTTGATGGCTTGATTAAAATGCGTATCTATTCAGGCAGCACTCTAGCAGCCAATCAGATATTTCCCCCACAGGCAACGGGCAATACTGAAAATGCCCGCACAGCACTAGATGAAGCAGACACCAACTACCTATTAAGTGATTTGGTATTTGCAGTTATTCAGGTCAAGTATTCCAGCGAAAAGGGCACAACTGGTCTGGGACAAATTACATTCCAAGTTAATAACACACTGAACAATCCAGGAGATGTATGGTATGATTTCTGCACAAGTGCTCGCTATGGCGCTGGCTTTACTGCTACCAGCGTCAATACAGTAACCAGTATTAGTTCAACATCAACCAGTCTGAAGTCAATCAGCAACACCATACCAACAAATCAATTTGAGGCTAACGGAACAACTACTAGCACACAAGTTCGCTATCAAATCAATGGCGTGCTATCCACTGGTGACACAGTTAAAAATAACTTTGACAAAATCTGCATGAGTTGCGAATCATGGACAACCTATGACTTCAATGAGGGCAAGTGGGTGGTAATTCCCAACCGTGCTGCCACTGCTGGAGAACTTGCTAACGCATTTGAATTCAATGATAACAACATTATTGGTGACATCTCAGTAAATGCCACAGGTCTAGAAGATTTGTTTAATCTACTTGAAGTTGAATTTGCAAGTCGTCAGTTAAGAGATCAGAATGATTACTACAGAGCAGAAATTGACCCAATTGAAAGAAATGATATAGAGCCAGACAACACACTAAATCTACGTCTTGAAATGTGTAACAACGCACTTCACGCAGGGCGTGTGGGTTTAATTGAACTCAAACAAAGCCGCGTTGATTTGATAACTTCATTTACAGCAGACTGGAGTGCTCTCAACGTTAGGGCTGGCGATGTTATTAAACTTACCACTGAAGTGTTTGACTTTAATGAAAAACTATTCCGCGTTACTAAAACTAGAGAAATTGAGCGTGATGACAGCACCATTACAGTTGAAATTACAGCATTAGAATACAATGCTGATATCTACACTGATGAGACATTGGTGGATAGTGCAGAAAACTCAGGCAGTGGTATTGGCAGTATTGCAAATAGCGTGCCAGCACCTACCGCTCCCACAGTCACTGGCAATGCAACAGCCGCAACACCATTCTTTACTGTGTCTACTACTATCTCATCAGGAAGTCTGCCTGTTGACAGTGTTGATTTCTTGATTGGAACTAGTTCAGGTGGAACATTTGAAAACTTGGCCACTGTTCAAGGACCGTTTAACAGTGGTGATACTGTAACAAGTCCTAACATTGCAGGCAGAGCCTCTGGCACATATTATTTTAGGGCAAGAACAAATATTGGTATTAGACGCAGTGATGAAAGTGCATCAAGTTCAGCATTTACTTGGACACTGGCACCTGCAACTCCATCAGCACCGTTCTGGGATACAACAACCAGCACTACTTCAACTACCAACGTTGATTTGTTCCCTAATGCATCAACTCCACACTTCTTCATTCATTCATTAATCCCAGTTGGCAGTATCACAGTCAGCAGTGTGACATTCCAGTATTCAAACAACAGTAGCAGTGGATTTACTTCATTGGTTACTATGAATGGACCATACACTGCCAGCACTGATGTTAGCACAACTGCTATCACTGGATTACCTGCAGACACTTATTACTTTAGAGCATTTTCAACTAACAACGGCAATAACAGCAGTATTTCAACTTCAAGTATTGCCCTAGAATGGAATCCTGCCCCAACAATTGATGGCGGAGTTATTCCATAACATAAAACGGGGTATTTTGCGTTATTCGTTAAATACTATTAACAAACTTGACTAGGGCTCATCCTAGTTATTTTACAACTTATTGGAGAACATTATGGCAGGAGTTTTAACCTTAGGTCAGTGGCTTGGTGGCCCTGATAACGTCAAAGTAGAATCTACTTTCCCCACAACACAAAAAACTTATTCCTACGACTTTGATCAAAGCATTGTTGGCTGGACATTCAAAGCAGACTATCAAACAGTGGTAGTCAATTCAATTGCCTACACTAGAGATGGCGAACCCAATTTTGCAGACAGCCAAGTAATTGGTTATTTCCCTGGTGGAGTAATTTCTACCTCAAGTTATATACAAGTAGTGTCTAGTTCAGCAGGCACTGTAAATGTCACACATCCAAGTGGTTTATACCCTGAAAGCAATGGTATTTTGCCTGATTCACGTGTAAATATTCCTCTTTTAGTGGTAAGTTTAGCCTGGACTAACAATGCTACTCCTCCTGTGACAAACATACATAGAATTGCAAAAATATTGGCTTGGGAACCAAATGTTCTACCTCAAGACCCAACTACCCTGACAACAACCAATTTCGTCAGCATAATCTAAGGACACTGCCGTGATTATCGTCAATGTCACTAATACAAATGTAACAATTAGTTCAACTACTACTAGTTTCCCTATCACTGTCACAAGTGATAACTCACTATTCACAGTAACTAATCAAGTCAGCAATTTTACAGTAGTAAATCAAACTCCAACAATCACCTTTTCCACTGAAAGTGCTCCTTTTGACTTTGCCAGTAAGAATAGAGGTGAATGGGTAAATGGTGGAGTTTATACAAGAAATGACGTTGTCTACTATGAATACAGCACTTATATCTGCGATGTAGCCTATGACGTTTTACTAACCAGCACTACACCACCACCTAATGCACCCGCTGATTGGGAACTATTCATATTCCAAGAATGGCCAATGCGTTATCTAACTGTGGATACCACTGCCACAATTGGTGGTAGTTTAACAGTTGATGGCAATGGTTCTTTTGGCGGCAATGGTTCTTTTGGCGGCAATGGTTCTTTTGGCGGCAATTTAACTGTAAATGGAACATCTACCTTTATTGGAACTACTACTTTTACAGATCTAACAGTCAATAATCAATTCATAATTAATGGATTAAGATATCCTATCAACAAAGGAACCTATGGTCAAGTTTTATTCACAGGTGGTGATGAAACTAGTCTTGCAGCCTGGGTCAATCTAGGTGAACTGCAATCATGGTCATTAAATGAAGATCTCTACACCAATGGCTTTAATATTGTCAGCGGCTTCCCAGGGGGAAGTCCTAATCCACAACTAACTATAGGCACAGGTGATACAGCCAACCTAGGTAGTTATTTGAGATTTTTTCATGGCGGCGGCGTTGGCAATGCTGAATTAGTAGCAGGAGGGACTTTACAGTTAATAACCAGCAGTCTAATTTTAGACGGCAATGTAGATGTTAATGATAGTTTAGAAGTTGGCGGTGGTGTAACTATTACAGGTGATGTAAGTATTACAGGTGATTTATATGGAAGTAATAACACTAATCCTGTTAAACTAGGCATTGGTGGTGTCCGTTTTAGTGATGGAACAGTTCAAACCACAGCAGGTGGGGGCACTGGAACATTCACAGCAACACAGATTGCCACTGCTTCAACATTAGGTGTCATTCGTGTTGGTAGTTATCTACAAATTGATCCAGATACTGGTGTTTTAAGTGTAGATCCAGATCCAGACTGGACATATACTTTGCCAGCCGCAACCACTATTGTAAGAGGTGGTATCAAAGTTGGTAATGGATTAGTAATCAGTGACGGTGATGTTCTCAATGTTAGCACCAGCACACCATTTGGTAATGTTAGCCTAATACAGGATATGGATACTAATGGATTTAAAATCCGTTATAATACCAGCACAGTTTCTAGCAGTTATATAGATGTTAATGTAGACACTATTGATATCAAAACTTCAGCGCAATTAGATTTAACTGTCACGGCCACCACAGCCTCAAACATTAGATTGACCAATGGATTAGTTGATCTAAGAGCAGAATTTGTTAGAGTAGGCAATGATGTCTATAACAGCACACTGAAAGTGCAGGAAATTTATAACTATGCTGGCACCAGTGCTCCATTCTTTCCAGCAGGCGTGCAATATCAAGACAACACAATACAAAGAACGGCATGGCGTGGCTATGACCAGGGACTAATTTAAGGATTAAACGATGACAACACCAGCAGATTTTTCAATTCCCGCACTACAGATGCGTCGTGGAACGGATACGGCTATCATGGCCTATCAAGCCGCAGAAGGCGAGCCAATTTATAATCTTGACACCAAAGAACTAAGAATTGGTGATGGCACAACCGCAGGTGGTGTTCCCATCCTAGGTAGTTCAGGGACTTTTGTATTCAATGCTATCACTGCCACAACTGCGGTGTTTACTAATATCAGTGTAAGTCAAACTGCCACTATCAACGCAATAAAATTGACTGGCATCCCTAATGTAACCACTCCATTGGTTTTATATTACAACACTTCAACCAAAGAAGTCAGTTATGATCTTGCTCCTACTGGGGGCGGAACTGGCACATTTACCACAACTAATATTATAGCCGCCAATGGCGCCTTTGATACCATTGAGGTTAAAGATAGCATTCAATTAGGTCGTTATGATCCTACTAATTCACTTAGTAGAATATTATTTCAATACAATACATCTACGCAAGGATTTACTATTGCTCACAGTCCTGGTTACAGTGGTGGCGGAGGTGGTGCCAATGGTATCAACATTGGTAATTACTCAGGTGGCGGAACTAATGCCACTGTTGTAGGTCATCAAGGATTGATGGGATTAAATGTTTCAGACAGCATAGGTATTGGTTATCGTGCAGGTAAAGGATTAGTTGATGATAGTCAAGTCAACAATACCATCATTGGTAATATTGTATCAGGTAATGTTAGTGGACAATATGCAGTATCAATGGCTAACACTTTATTGATTGCCGCAGGTCCAGATTCCTCTGACAATCAACGTGTAAGAATTGGCACAGACAGAATTATTTTAGGTAAGAATGCTTTCACAGCCACTGTGGCTGCAAACAGTATTATCTTAAATGCCAGTGCAACAAGTTTAGATTCTGCCAATAGTGGATTGTTTGTAGACCCAATTACCAACAGCACCAGCACACAGGTTTTATATTACAATACTTCTACCAAGGAAGTAACCTATGGAGATGCTCCAAGTGGTGGCGGATCTGCATATGATCAAACACTGAACACAACCAGCAATGTAGTATTCAAATCAGTTAAATCAACACAGTTATTAAGTAGTGGTGGTTATCCGTTAGATGCCAATGGACAGGCATTGATTTCCACTTCTAACACACAAACGCCAGCAATGATTGTCAGCAATTATACTGCTGGTTTACTTCCAGAAGTAAACATTAGAGGTTATGGACAGAATCGTCCAGGCACAGTCACAACTGCCACAGGGGCAACGCCAGCCTTGAATATGCAAGGTGCTCGTGGCACACCTGCTAGTCCATTACCCACAGGCAGTGGTGATGTGTTATTCCTAATAGGTGGTGGTGGCTATGATGGAGCACGTTGGAGCAATGAACATCTGCACGGAGCACAAATACTTGCATTGAGCACTGAAGCGTTTGCGGGCAATGCCACAACAGCCACCAATGCTGGTAGTCGTATCTTTATGCGATCACAGCCAACAGGTGTTCAACTCAACTCAACAAGTCGTCAAGTATTCTTAAATCAGACTTGGACAGCAGGTTCATCAAGTGCACCACCTACACCATTCCTAGGCATTGGAACTGCATTCAATGACGCACCAACATTGACAATGGCCAATGGTGTTGATAGTCACACAGGATTTGGTGCTACTACCGTCCACAATATTAACACCAAGAATTTCATAATTGGTGTTCCTAATGAAGATGCCGCAGTATTCACAGCGTCAATCAGTGGAACAACATTAGATGTCACAGCAGTCTCAAGTGGCGTTCTTAGCATTGGACAACGAGTTTATGCCACAGGAGTCACTTCAGGCACATTCATCACCGCACTGGGAACTGCCACAGGCGGAACAGGAACCTACACAGTAGGCACAAGCCAGACAGTGGCGTCTATGACTATGAATAGTGGTGCTGACAATACTACATTGAATGACAGCAATGTCCTTACATTGGTTGGTGGTCGTAAGAGTGGTGTTAGTGGTCGTCGCAACTCATTAAAGACTGCTGATACCTTGGGTATTATTAGATTTAATGGTCAGACTGGCAATTCAGCAACAGGCACAGGCTCACGCAGTGCAGACATTAAAGTTGAAGCATTAGAGAATTTCAGTGGCAGTGCTCGCGGCACAAAAATGACCATAAGAACTGTGACCAGCGGCACTACAACTGAATCCAATCGTTTAGAGTTAAAAGATAGAGAAAATATTTACAGAAGCGACATACACTCAATAAAAAATGCAAATGAAAGTAGTTTATATGCTACCTTTGAATCTGGTCAAATAGTATTCACTAACGATCTTATAGCATTGAAGAATTCTGCCAATGACACAACTATTGCTAGTTTTACCACAGGCACTATTTCATTGACTGCTGGCACAGTTTCTTTAGACACAGACAGAATTCAACTTGGTGTCAGTGGAAGTCAACCAAGATTGATCAATCCTAATAATGAAGGTATTGCTATCTGGAGTGGTGATGATGGTAATAGTATTGTAGATGTAAATTCAAACGGAACTACTAGTATTAGTAGTTTTGGAACACAGGTTGCCGCATTCAACACAGCCACAATCACACTGAAGAGTGGTGATCACGTGTTTCAAACGCTTGATGGTATAAATCTAGCAAGTATAAACAATGGTGGCACTACTGTATTCAGCAATAATACACAAGTAGCCAACTTTACCACCAGCACAATCACATTGACTGCTGGCGTAGTTAAAATTGAAGCCACAGACCTAGAAGGTCCAACTGGTGACGACTTTAACATTGTCTCAGACGGCACAGCCAACATCAACCTAAACGCTGACACAGTTAGAATTGGTGACAACAATGCCAACGCTACATTGACCACACACGGTAATGGTGATTTAATTCTTTCTCCACATAACGGCGATGTTAAAATCAATGCAGGTAGTGGAACCACAGTGGCCACCTTTACCACAGCCAGTATTACATTATCAGCACCCGTTGATGGTCCAAATCAAAGAAGCACAGGTGCTTCAGTTAGTGGTATGAACACAGGATCAACAACTTATACATTGATCAGTTTTGCGGCTGCAACCTACACAGGTGGTAAGTTTATAATTAAAATTACTGATGGCACAGATCTACACATGGTTGAAATGATGGTTATCACAGACGGAACTAATACTTCATACAATGAATATGCAGTAGTTGACAATAACGGTGTTTTAGGCACCTTTGATGCCACAGTAAGTGGCAGTAATGTTCTAGTAAGATTTACAACCAAAGCGGGCATCAGCAATGCTAGTGCCAAAGTCAGCGCCGTATTATTAGCGGCCTAAGTGGAAAGGGAAACTTAAATGACAGATACAAATAAAGCATTCAAGGTTAAACATGGCCTAGAAGCAACAACAGCCACAGTGAGTAAAATCATATTTGGTGACAGCAGTGAAATGACCACAGCAGCCACAGGCATTCCTGTGATTACAGCGGCTCAAACAACTTCAACTACCACAGGCACAGGCAAGTTAGTAACAATCAGTAATAATGCAGGTAGGTTAGCCTACTATAATACCACAGCCAGTGGTTGGCGCTATGTGGGCACAGATGCTATAGTTTATGTCAATGCTCTTACTGTAGAATATCTAGTGGTTGCAGGTGGCGGAGGTGGAGGCCAACACAATTCAGGTGGTGGTGGTGCTGGTGGCTTATTAGCAGGCACCACCTATCTAACCTACGGCACTACTTCTACAATAACAGTGGGCAGTGGCGGAACTGGAGGTGGCGCTGGAAGCGGTGCTGGAGATGCTTTTGGAGATCCAGGTAGTAATGGAAATACTTCATCTATAGCCAGCATAGTTATAGCCTTAGGTGGAGGTGGTGGTGGCTCCTATGAGTTATCAAGCCCAACCAGCGGTGGTAGTGGCGGAGGTGCTGGATGGCGCACTGAATCTGGTGGTGCTGGCACTATAGGACAAGGTAATGATGGCGGTTCCAGCACAGCAGGTGGCGCCCCATATGTTGGTGCTGGTGGTGGTGGTGCTGGTGCCGCAGGTGCAGCCAATGGTGGTAGTAATGGTGGCGCTGGTGGTGTTGGAATTGCCAGTAGCATATCAGGTAGTTCAACATACTACGCAGGTGGTGGTGGTGCTGGAGGAAATGGTGCCTATACCGTAGGCGGTAATGGTGGTGGTGGTGACGGAATTGGTGACGGTGGTGCTGAAAATGGAACCGCAAACACTGGCGGTGGTGGCGGTGGTGGCGGACAAACTGCCACAAGTTGGGGAGGTAATGGTGGCAGCGGTGTTGTTGTTATTAGATACTCAGGCAGTCAGCAAGCAGACGGCGGCACAGTGACCACAAGTAGCGGATATACAATTCATACTTTCACTTCTAGCGGTTCATTCACTACATACTAAAAGGAAATTATATGGCAAACTACGCACGATTAAACTCAAACAACATTGTTGAACAGGTTGTTGTTATTTCCAATGATAACGAACCCACAGAAGCAGCGGGCATTGCTTTCTGTGAAGCATTGTTCAACGGTGGCAATTGGAAGAAAACATCTTACAACGCAACAATCCGTAAGAACTTTGCGTCTGTTGGATATCTATATGACCCAAGACGAGATGCATTCATTCCCCCTAAACCATTCCCTAGTTGGACCTTAAATGAAACTATCTGTCAGTGGACCGCACCCGTTGCATATCCCAATGATGGCAAAGTCTACGCTTGGGATGAGATCAGCAAGGAATGGTATGAAATTGCCAATCCCTTTGCCTAATGTTTGCTTGGGAAAAATGGGAAAAACCAATGGCCACACAAGTAGAACGCATAGGTATATTAGAAACCAAAGTTGATGACCTCAAAGAGGATGTCAAAAATCTCCATGATTGCCTAGATAGAACAAGAGATCAACTGAGCAAACAACTTGATGAAATGTATCACGCCAGTTGCACCCAACACAGTGAACTTGCCAAGAAACTTTCAGAGTTAGAAAAGTTCAAAGACAAATGGGTTTATGTTGTCATGGGTGGTGTAGCCGTATTAGGTTGGATCACTGGTCATGCTGAAACAATTACCAAATTCTTAAATTAAATTAGTCCAAACTGATAATTATCAGTGATGGACAAAACATTATTCAAACAAAAATTAGAACCTATTGGCGTGTTAAAACGCAAGTGGGCAGGTGCCTCACCTGAAGAAGGTTGGGAAGAACTAGTATTCAAATTATATCCCAAACCACCAACTTGTCCAGACTGCCATACAGTAGATTATTCTGCCAAATGGGACGGCAAAGGTAATAGGGCAGGATGGTTCAAAAAATGCCATTTGTGCCGCAATAAAACAGTGGTTAAAACAATACTAGATAAATAATGTTGTGAGGGGGAGATATCTCCTTGAATCAATGTTGCCAAACTTAGTTTTAACCATTTCTTCCTCACACTTATTTTATTGATGTTCTCCTAATGCGGCAAACTGAAGGCTAACACTAAGTCAATAATTTAAGATGCTTCATAAATCTAGAG